CACCCGCCTCGTCGTCATACTGATCATCTTGCATCATCATGTCTCCGTTCATAGTTGTAGTTGTCATGGGTGCCAACATACGCCACCACCCTTGCGGTGTCAAGCCCCACTAGCCAACACTTCGCGAATCCCCCCCGACCGTCGACCCATGGTCTGCCTGCCATGAGCCGGTGTCGTCGACGTGCCATGAGCCGGTGTCGTCTGCCTGCCGGTAGCCATGAGCCGGTAGCCATGAGCCGGTACTGGTGTCTAGCGCCGCTAGACGACCCGTCTAGGTGCCAACACCCAGCACCGGACCCGAACAACCTTGCAAAAAACCAGCCGGCATCGATTGGTCTGTTTTTGGTGTGTGCCAACTTTCATCTGTTATACACAGGGTTGTTGGGCGGGTTGTTGGAGTTCAATGCCGAGTAGTTTGTTTGATTCTAGTTCATATCATATGACCTGCCCGAATATCCTGGGGATAAGTTGTGGTTATTGTGTTGGTATGCAGGATCTTGTTGCGAGGGTGGCGGCGGCGCGTGTCCGTTGGGAACATGAACAGGCTCGACAGGAACAGTTGGAACCTGCCGGTGATTGGCTGATCTGGTTGTACATGGCGGGTCGTGGCGCCGGGAAAACGCGTACCGCTGCGGAATGGTTGGCTTGGCAAGCGATCCGCTATCCGAACACTCGTTGGGCGGTGGTCGCCCCCACATTCTCCGATGCTCGTGACACTTGTATCGAAGGCGAATCCGGCCTGTTGGGGATCGTGGAACGGTACGGAATGTTGCGCGCCAAGAACGCTTGGAACCGTTCCATCGGTGAAATGCACCTGTCGAACAGTTCGCGTATCAAAATATTTTCGGGAGCGGAACCTGAACGTTTTCGTGGCGCTCAACATCACGGCGCCTGGGTAGACGAGCTCGGCGCGTTCGAATATCAGGACTCGTGGGACCAGTTGCAGTTCGGTTTGCGTCTCGGGCAACGCCCCCGGACGATCGTTACGACGACACCGCGTGCGACACCGTTGATGAAAAGTTTGGTGAACCGCCGCGACGGGACGATCACCATCACTCGGGGACGCACATCTGACAACCGGGAGAACCTGGCACCGTCAGCGTTGGCTGAACTGTTGGCTCGGTACGGTGGGACGAGGATGGGTCGCCAAGAGTTGGAAGGCGAACTTCTCGAAGATGTTGAGAACGCGTTGTGGACTTCGGCAAACATTGACCGTTTCCGCGTAAAAACTTTACCAACCGACGTTATACGCACGGTGGTTGGTGTCGACCCTGCTGTTACGAAAGACGGCGACGAAACCGGGATCATTGTTGCAGCCCGCACCCGTGACGGCGAAATCTATATTGTGGCCGACCGTACGATGCAAGGCACCCCGGATCAGTGGGCGAAACAAGCGGTACGCACCTTCGACGAGTTTGAAGCGGACGCTATCGTCATCGAAGTCAACCAGGGTGGTCTGATGGTGACGCAAACCTTGCAAACCGTGCGAATCCATCTCCCGATCAAAGAAGTCCGAGCAACAAAAGGAAAAGCGATTCGCGCCGAACCGATCAGCGCACTGTACGAACAGGGCCATGTTCACCATGTTGGCGTGTTCCCCGAACTCGAAGAACAACTAACCTCATGGACTCCCGACATTGGGGCATCCCCCGATCGTATGGACGCTCTCGTCTGGGCGGTCACCGAACTCGTCCAACGGTCTTCCGCTGCGACGTTCATGGCGGCAATCTCCAAAGTATGCAAAACGTGCGGCCATCCGAACCGGTTGAAAGACACTCGTTGCAACAAATGCCACGTCACCCTCGAGAACGTCAACTGATAGTTTGGGCCCATGGCTGCACCCGTTGACCTTGATGGCGTCGAATACAACTTTATTGCCGCGCAAGGTTTCTCCTACGACTGGGGAGTGACCGAACTTGACGCGTCAGGAAACCCGGTGTCATGGGCCGGTCGCACCGTTGAACTCGCGGTCCGTCCAACTGCGAAAGATCCGGTCGTGCTTCTGTTGACGACCACCTCGCCGGCTTCGACGATCGCAGTGGATTATCCCACCTCGGGCCACAACCAAGTCCATTTTGATGCGGCCGATACGGTAGCGTTGACCGCCCCGAAAACGTATGTTTACGATCTGCGGGTCGACGGCTATCGGAAGCAGTGGGGGACGATGTCGTTGCGTGCCGGGGTGACGGTCGGTGTCTGACGAAATCGTTATCCAAGTTTCGCAACCGGAGCTGGTTGTCCGGCCGAACACGTCTACGTTGGTGATCGGACAGACCGGTGAACGCGGTCAGGTAGGAGCGACAGGTGCGACGGGGCCAACAGGTGCTACAGGTCCGGCAGGTGCCACAGGTGTCACGGGTGCGACAGGTGTTACGGGACCGTCCGGGGCGACCGGCCCGCAAGGTGTTACTGGTCCGCAAGGCTCGACGGGTGTTACGGGACCGGTTGGAGCAACGGGTCCGGTGGGCGCAACTGGATCCGTCGGGTCTACCGGTCCTGTTGGAGCAACGGGCCCGACTGGATCGACGGGCCCATCAGGGATGGCTGGTCCTACGGGGGCTACCGGGCCCCAGGGTGTAACCGGTCCTGTCGGGGCGACGGGTGTTCCCGGTCTGACAGGTTTGACTGGTGCTACTGGTCCTACGGGTCCGCAGGGAATTACGGGCGCTACGGGCGCTACGGGCGCTACGGGCCAAACCGGTTTGACCGGGGCTACGGGCCCAACCGGTTTGACCGGGGCTACGGGCCCGATCGGGGTGACAGGGCCGCAGGGGGTCACGGGACCGTCCGGTCCTCAGGGCTTGACAGGAGCGACCGGTGCTACAGGTCCACAAGGGGTTACAGGCCCGACAGGTCCGGTTGGGGCTACCGGGCCTCAAGGTGTTACAGGTCCGACCGGTCCTACAGGTCCGACTGGGCCGCAAGGTGTTACAGGTCCCTCTGGCGCGGTGGGAGCGACTGGACCGTCAGGGCCGCAGGGTGCTGTGGGATCAACAGGAGCGACCGGACCGCAAGGTTTGACGGGTGCCACCGGACCGACGGGCGCAACCGGCCCGCAAGGGATTACGGGGGCAACCGGGCCTGTTGGTGCAACTGGTCCTGCCGGAGCAACCGGTCCTATCGGCCCAACGGGTTCTACCGGACCCTCAGGGGCGGCATCAACTGTTCCAGGTCCAACCGGTCCCACCGGCCCTACCGGGGTGACCGGTCCTACCGGGATCGGAACCACTGGAGCTACCGGCCCCACCGGTGCTGGCGGCACATACGGCTACTACGGGTCGTTCTACGACACCACCACCCAGACGTTGACCTCGACCACGACAGCACAAGTGATCGCTATCGGTTCAACCGCAACAAAACCGCATGGCGGTGGGAACGACGCCAACGGTGTCAGCCTCTCATCCACCGGGCGAATCACATTCGCGAACGCTGGCACCTACTCGATTCAGGGCAGCGTGCAGTTTGCCAACACCGACAACCAGATCCACAACGCGTTTTTCTGGTTGCGGTTGAACGGCAGCGATCTTGCCGATACCAACAGTTTGTTCTCAATCCCAAACTCGCATGGTGGCAACAACGGGTTGTTGATCGGCACCGTCCCATTCACGCTTACCGTAAACGCGGCCGACTATGTCGAGCTGTGGTGGTCTGCGGATTCGACGCAGGTTTCTATCGCGACGGTTGCTGCCGGGTCGACACCGACTACTCCGGTGACACCTGGCGTGATTTGCACGGTTCAACAGGTGATGTACACCCAGTTGGGTCCGACTGGTGCCACCGGACCGGTTGGGGCTACGGGTTCTGTGGGTGCTACAGGGCCGTCAGGCGCACAAGGTCTGACGGGTGCGACAGGCCCGTCTGGGGCTGCGGGCGCTGTCGGGGCGACAGGCCCGTCTGGGGCTGCGGGCGCTGTCGGGGCGACAGGCCCGTCTGGGGCGCAAGGTCTTACCGGGGCCACTGGCCCATCCGGCGCAGCAGGCGCAGCTGGTGCTACCGGCGCAACCGGTCCCCAAGGTTTGCTGGCAGCTTTGACATTCAACAGGCAAACCGTCAACTACACCCTTGTCTTGTCAGACGCTTACAAGTGTGTGGAGATGAACGTGGCATCAGCCAACACGTTGACAATCCCACAAAACTCGTCGGTCGCGTTCGCAACAGGCACTGTGATCGAGTTCGCCCAGTATGGGGCTGGGATAACAACCATCACTCCAGGTGCCGGTGTGACGTTGCGGTCCAGAGCGGCCGCATATCGGACAGCAGGCCAATATGCGCGTGGCGCAATGGAACAGGTTGCGACCAACGAATGGTATGTCTACGGGGATCTGATCGTATGAGTTTCCCGTCATCATCAGCAGCTCGCAAAACGTCGCAATGGTCGTATGTTGGAATCGGATATCGCGAGTTGTACGGCAGCATCACGTCAACAGCGTTGACGTTGATCCCGACATCGACGACAACGGCGTCGGGCGGTTTCAGTTCGCTTGTGCAAGGGCACGATCTTCTTGTAGCAATGTTGTGGTCAGACGTTGGATCGAAATCTGCTGGCGCATACAACAATGCGTCCGGTTGGAAATATTTCGATTCGTACAACGATGGCGTTCATCAAATGGATTTGGTGTATCACGTTGCTGGCGGTGCGGCAGGATCGACAACAACTGACGGCACTTACACTTTCAACGCTTCACCGTCAACCGGATATGTGGTTTGTCAAAATTTTCGCAACGCACGCCAAATCGAAGGTTTCGTACGAGTCTTGTATTCTGGAGTGTCTGCCAGCAGCGGTACAATGGGAACTTCAGGCGGCCCATACCACAACTGGCAAAATGGTGACAATCCGAAATGGGCAATGACGATTTCAGGTGTCCCTTTTACGGCGTTCACTCAAACCGGCGGCACGCAAGACCGCCCAAAAGTTGGTGGTTTGGCATACAACGGCGCTTACTACAACTACTCGTTCGGACGAGAAGCATTTGTTGGGTTTGGAAACACAACCGGCAAATCGTGGTCATGGACGGCTGGTTCTTCCAGCTCGGTGTCCGGTTACTCCTATGTGCTGGTGGTGTCCTGAATGACTGTTCATGTTGTTACCGGACGGCACCGTGCCGGGACCTCAATGATGATGCGCTGTCTTGCCACCGGCATCGACCCGTTGATTGACTCGGACGCCGACCAGTTGTGGAACGGTATGAGCACAGACAGTGCGTACATTGCGAACCCGAACGGGTTCTATCAACGCCCAGCCGTGCTTCTCGGGGACTGTGACAGCAAACTTGTCAAAGCCGGGCTACGCAACCAAGATTGGCCGTTTGCCACATCAGGCGATTATCTGGTCGTGTGGATTGAACGCGACGAAACAGAACGAACCACCAGTTTCTTGCGAGCGTTCGGCCGGTCCGAAACCGACGCGCAGCTCGCCCAATACGCGGCAATCGAAACGGCGTTGGATGCTCGTACCGATTGTCATATCACGAAAATCGGATATGCCGACACGGTCAACAACCCGGTTGACACGTTCATTCGGTTGCAGCAAGCAGGCTGGCCGATCGACCCAGCAAAATGTGCTGCTTTCGTAGATCGAAACTTGTACCGCAACCAACTAAGCTGACAGCCGATGGGCACCATACATTTGATCGGACTGCCACACACACAGTTCGACGCCAACACCTACTCGTCATGCGCGTTCACCGCCAAAGCAGTACGCACCGTCCAAATGTGGCGGAACATCGGCCGAGACACGACCGTCTACTGGGCAGGCGACCAAGCCGACGTAACCGTTATTAGCAACGATGAGTTAGTAACGTTTTTTGGTCCGTACAACCCTTCACGACTCCCCGCCGTCGAATGGGATCCCAACCTCGGATACTGGCAACTGTTCCACGAACGAGCCATCAACGAGATCCGCGCCAGATGGCAACCAGGCGACTGGATCGCTGTCGTCGGCGGCGCCATCTCCCAACCCGTCATCGACGCGTTCCCTAACACGATCCGTCTCGAGCCTGGCGTCGGCTACGAAGGATTGGCACGCGACACGTTCGCTTGTTTCGAATCGTACGCGTGGATGCACAACCGGTACGGTGCCCTTGGGATCGGCAACGGCCGGTTCTACGACATGGTCATCCCGAACGCTGTCGACCCTGACGAATGGGTGATCGGACAATCTGATGGCTACCTGCTGTTCGTCGGCAGAATGATCGCCCGGAAAGGCCCGCACGTCGCCGCTCAGATCGCTGAACGGGCAGGCCGCCGAATCCTGTTCGCCGGCGCCGGTGTCACCCAGGTGAAACGGGGGTTGATCCGCTGTCAGGATGGGACGCTGATCGAGGGGGATCATTGCGAATATTTGGGAAGTGTGACAGGGGATGATCGGCGTGACTTGTTTTCTCATGCCGATGTCCTGTTGATGCCCACGCTGTATGTCGAGCCGTGGGGTGGGGTTCATGCGGAGGCGCTCATGTCGGGTGTGCCGGTTGTCGCCCCCGATTTCGGGGTGTTTACGGAGACGTTGCCGTTCCACCGCCGGTTCCGCACTTTGGGGGAAGCTGTTGCTATCACCAACGCGGCGTCTTCGGTGCGTGATCGGACAGCGGAAGAATTACGCAAGAAAGCGATCGACCAGTTCGGGATTGACAATTGTGCTGCGATGTACGACGAATGGTTCTGGAGGATCGACGGGCTGGCTCACGGCGGCTGGTACGCCTAAACCCACTACTGTGCAGGTCATGACCGGCAACACCACTGTTCGCACCCTTCACGAAATCGCTCATTACCCGGAACACGGGCCTCGAGAAACCGATCCGCATTACAAGATTTTCAACGCTGCCCGCCACCATCTGATCAACGTGCTTGGCGTCGGTTGTTGGATTGGTGGGGCCCGCAAACAGGATCTTGCCGCCGGACTGTCGCTCGGTCACCGCTGTTATGGCGCGACTCAGCTTGAAGCGCACCATCACATCGCCGAGTTTGCTGCGCTTGCCGAGGAGGACTGGCAGAAAGTTGCTGCCGACTTTCCGCAGCTCAACATTCATTCCGATGAGGATTTTTTGCGTGCCGCCGAAGCCGAAGGTGGGCTCCTGATCCTGTGCGACAAACACCACCGATCACCACACCACGGAATCCACAGCCTGACCGAACCGGTATGGAAACTGGACCGGTACGCCAAAACAGATTGGGAGTTCGCCACCGATCTGAAAGAGTGATATATGCTGCGACCATGGCCACACTTGATGGGATCGACATCGCGCATTATCAAGGGAACCCGAACTGGGCGGTGATCGACACCCTCAAACTTCAATGGTTCGCTACGAAAGCCACCCAAGGCGCCGGATATGTTGATCCGACATTTCACGCAAACTGGGTCGGGGCGGCAGCCTGCAAAATTCCGGTCCGGCTCGCCTACCACTTTCTGGACATGACCGCCACCCCTGAAGCCCAGGCCGCGCATTGTGTTGCGACCGTCGGGACTCTCGGAGTTGGTGAAGGCATCATGCTTGACATGGAATGCCAAGGCACCAACGCCGCGCTCGCGGTCCGGTTCTGCGAAGCAGTAGAGAAAGCCACGGGCCGTCCCGTCGCCGTCTACTCCGGTGCGTTTTTTGCTGACGTGTGGCATTCCACCGCAGTGTTCAACGGGCACCGTCCCCGCATCCTCGCGAACGCCAACAGCGAAACCCGAGCGATGCAGCAGGCCGCACCGTACAAACCTGACGTGTGGCAGTACGGGTCGGGCCCGGTCGCTGGGATCGCTGCGACGACCGACTGGGATCATGTGTACAACTTGCACGCGTTTGATGCGTGTTGCGGTATCACCGCGACGGCACCGGCACCGGTCGCAACGCCCACCTCGTCAAGCGCTTCGAATCCGGCACCGGCGTTAGCCACCAGGCCCGCCGTAGTTGCACCGGCAAGTGCAACTCGTCCGGTACTCAAAATCGGGTCGCACGGCGAAGATGTCAAACTTTTGCAGAACCGTCTTGGGATTACTGCTGACAGCATTTTCGGAGTTCACACTCAGGCCGCGGTCCGCCAGTTCCAAACCGGTCACCATCTGATCGTTGACGGCATTGTCGGCCCGCAAACATGGAAAGCTTTGGGCGTGTAATGGTTGCTACGGTGTCCGTCAACGTTGCGTTCTGGATCGAGTCGATCGCGACCGTTGTAGCGTTCTGTGTCGGTCCGGTCGTGGTTGCTATCTGGAAGGCGCGTGCGGCACAAGTGCAAGCGATCGCCGAGTCTCGAGCGGAGAACTCGGAACAACACGCCGAAGTTTCCATAAAGATCGCGACGCTGATCGATAAGACGGCAGATATGCACGCCGATATCCGTCACGTTTCGTCACGGTTGGACAACCATTTGGACAACCACAGTAATGTTCACGACGCCAGGAAAGAGATTTCGAAATGAAACAATTGCAAGCTGACGCTACCGCTATCGCTCTGTCGTTCGGTCGGACGTTCGTCGCCGCCGTGATCGCTTCGAACGCGATTGACTTTCGCGGCACCCGTGGCTGGGACAGCCTTGTGCTGTCCGCTGTGATCGCCGGCGGGAATGCTGCGTTGCACACGTTGCAGTCGCTCATCGGCCCGGCCACCGCTGCCACCGATCCTGCTCCGGCTCCTGCCGCCCAGAAACCCGCTTCCTGACCTTGGGGTAACCTGTCCCAAGGTATGACACGGAAAGGGTGACATGGGACTTCGAGAACGCGTCGCCAAAGCCCTGTTGCCGCCGGGGACAGTAATTCAAACCGAAGCACAAATCGCTGCCGCGTCCGTCCCGCAGTCGGGGATGTTGGCGACCCCGTTGGAACGCGACCCTGAGCTTGCGTCCCTACCGTTCCCTCCTGCGGCGCCACTATTCCCGGCGCTCATCAACACTCCCAGGTCCGAGGGGCGTGCCGATCCGCGCCGCTGGGAGTTCCCGGTCGCCTGGAACTTGCAGATCACCGAGCAGCGCACCGTCCCATTCTCGGTGCTACGCCAAGTTGCTGACAACGCAGACATTGTTCGTAAATGTATTGAAGTGGTGAAAGCCGCTCTGATGGGTCAAGAGTGGGATATTTCGATCACGCCGGACGCCGTGTCTCATGTGATGTCGGAACAATCCATCTCACATTTGAAAGCATCACAACTGTTACGCGACGACATGCGGCCCGAAATTGCACGCGTCAAAGATTTCTGGAAATACCCGGACCGGTTGAACGGAATGTCGTTCCACGAATGGCTGGGCCAACTCCTCGAAGAATCGATGGTGATTGACGCCCTGTCGATCTACCCGAACACGTCGTACGACGCGAAACTGCACAGTTTGGAAATCTTGGACGGGGCAACAATCAAACCGTTGTTGGACGGCCGCGGGTCACGACCCGTCGCACCACATCCCGCCTACCAGCAAATCCTGTGGGGATACCCTCGAGGAGAGTTCACCGCCACCCCGGACGCTGACGGCGAGTTCACGTCCGACGATTTGATTTACGCACCGCGGACCCGTCGCCCGTTCACCCCGTACGGGTTTGGGCCCGTGGAACGCTGCCTGCCGTTGGTTGACCTGTACATGAAACGGTTGCAATGGTTCCGTACCGAGTTCACTGACGGGGTCATGCCGGACCTGATGATGAAAACCGACATGGATTTTGGGAACAATCCGCAACTGTTGCAAGGCTACGAACAGGTTTTCAACGACGCGCTCGCAGGAAATATGGAGGCCCGCCGGCGGATGCGGATTCTGCCTGACGGGTTTGATCCGGTGTTCCCGCGGACGGCGGACGCCAAATATTCTTCGCTGTTCGACGAGTTTCTGGTGAAGTCGATTTGCGGCCATTTCGGTGTCCTGCCAACACAGATCGGGTTCACCCCCCAGTCGGGGTTGGGCGGGTCGGGCCATCAGAAAGGTGAACAGGATTCCGCGGAAACGCTCGGTTTGCGTCCGACGATCACTTGGGTGATTGACCTATTGAACATGTTGTCGCAACGGTTCCTGAAGATGTCGCACCAGTTGACGTTCGTGTTTGCTGATGGGACGGAGCAGGATCAGCGGGCGATGGCGGACCGCCGCCAGGTCGAGTTGTTTACCGGGCAGAAAACGTGGAACGAAGTGCGAACCGAGATGGGTTTGCCACTGTTCGAGTTCCCTGAGGCGGATGTGCCGATCGTGGTGGCTGGTAGGACGATTCTGCCGTTGCAAGCCACGTTTGAGTCGGTGTCAATCAATCCGGATGATACGGAAGGGGAACCGATCGATCCGCAGCGGGCGAAACCTGCACCGGGTGCGGGCACACCGAATCTGGTCCCTGCGTCGAATCCGCCGTTGCCGCCGCAGAATCCGAACCAGCCGGAACCGACGAAACCTGGCCGGGTGCCACCGTCAAAACCGGTGCCGGAACCTGTGAAAGCAGAGTTGGCGCAGTTCACGAAATGGGCGAAAAGTGAACGGCAACGCCCGTTCGAGTTTGTGCATCTTGTCGCGGATGATGCGGACCGGTTGAACGCGCTGGTTGCGGTTGATGCGGAAGCAGCACGGGAACTTGCTGGCGTGCTCCGTAAAGGGGTTGGTCACCCAAAAGTTTTGGCTGGTCCCGAACTGGTGAAGGTGCGCCGCAACGTTCTTGATCAGGCGTTGACACAGGTTGAGAACATGGTTGAGGTGTCCCCGGGAAAGGTGGCTGTCCCGTGGGAGCAGCAACCTCGTCCGAAGATCCCGACGGCCAATTGGGCCGAATCAATGTTGCACGGGTTCCACATTCAGGATCTGGTCGCAACACAACCATATTTGGATAAGAAGACGGTTGTTTACCATTTGAACCATTTGGCGAAAGCTGCCGAAGCGGATCATGCGATCCCAAACGTCGTGTTGAGCGACGGGTTCAAAAAGATTTATGACGGTCATCACCGGCTGGCAGCGATGTGGTTGTTGGGTGCGGAAATGGTGAACTGCTGGACGTTGGAGGTTTGACATGGCTGACTCTTTCCGTCCTCCTGCCGGTGTGGCGATCGCTGCGAAACGTGCGTTGCGGTGGATCAAAGAAGGTCATGCCGGGTCCGGGTTTACTGATGTGGGCCGTGCCCGTGCCGCCCAGCTGGCGGCCCGTGAACAGTTGACGTTGGACACTGTGAAACGGATGTATTCGTTCTTTTCACGGCATGAGGTGGATAAGAAAGGCGCCGATTTCAACAATTTAGAACGTCCGTCGCCGGGTCGTGTAGCGTGGGATGCGTGGGGTGGGGATGCCGGGTATTCCTGGGCGAAATCTATTGTCCGGTCTCAAGGAGAGAAAATGGCAACTTTGGACACTCACAGTTTGTTCATTCCAATCTTGAAATATGACAAGCAGCCCGATGGGACGCTGATTGTTCGCGGGATCGCAACCGACTCTTCGATCGATTCTGATGATCAGATTTGTGATCCGGAATGGTTGAAAACGGCGATGCCTGCCTGGTTCCGGTGGGGCAACATTCGTGAGCAGCATTCAAACATTGCTGCCGGTGTCGCCGAGGAGTATGAGAACAAAGACGGCGCCCACCACATCACGGTTCGCGTGGTCGATCCGAGTTCAGTAAAAAAGGTTGAGAACAAAGTCCTGAAAGGTTTCTCTGTCGGGATTTCACGAGCCCGTGTGAGCCGCGACGACAAAGCCGCCGGTGGCCGGATTGTGGACGGCGAAATCGTTGAAGTGTCGCTGGTGGACCGGCCGGCGAACCCGACTTGCACGCTTGCTTTGGCGAAATCG